AATTTTGCTTTTGACATCGCTTCATCATCTAAATCAGATAGTGAAATAAGGGCGGAACGTCTCACACCACCTACGACAACGATTTGACCAATCTTACACATAATGTCGTGGCACTCTAGTGAGTTTAGGCGACGGCCTACTGCCTCACGAAATACGCGAACTGTGAAATTAAATAGATCGACCAAGGGTTCGGGGCCGCTTGCCCTGCCGCCGAATGTTTTAAGACGTGCGCCTGCGGGGCGGACTTTGCTCACATCCCATCGCGGGATTTCTCCGGCGTACAGCATACTAATTAACAACCGGTATGCCTTTGCCCATCCTTCTTTAGAATCTTTAACCATAATCGTAGTATCGGATTCATATAAAAAGTCCGGAATTTCAGGAAGGCTTTGGGTGTATCTCCGCTCACAAGAGAACCCAACTCCGGTTCCGCAAAGCAATATAAACATCGCTTCGTCAAATGCTTTAGGGTCGTCTGCCACCAAAAAGGAGCAATTATACATACAAGTATTATCTCGTAATGACGCGGGACCAGCACACATCAATGCTCTCATAGATGGCATTACTTCAAGGCTAGTAATAGCATCTGAAATTTCTTTTATTACGCCTTTAGCGTCTCCGATAACCGGCTCCAAAATATTGGTAGTGAAACGGTCTACGGTCTCGCCCCAGGCTTCTCTTCGGGTATCAGTATCCATCCATCGCGCATAACGGGATGTGTGGATGAACGCTTGGTAGTCGGTAGGTAAATAGTTACTCATTTTTTTCCCTTGGTTTTGTGTAGTGTTCGCATGTGCGAGAATAGTCATGGAGGCCGTAATCACGGTCTAATTTTTCTAGATCTGAACGAACCCCCATGTCGAAAAATCGGTAGCATTCCGTATTGGTACAATTACTTTTACAGAAGTCCCGATTGACGTAATATATCACCGGTTGTCGCCGGATCCGCCCAGAACACCACGCGCTAGGCGGCTGTTCAATTTGTCCAAGTTGCCTTGGGCAACGGCTTCCATATCTACGTTAAGGTCGGTGCAAAGAGCCGCGATGTACCATAGTACGTCACCAATCTCCTTCGCAATTTCTTGGCGTTTTTCAGGCAGAAACTGCCCCCTGTCGTCGCGCAAGGATTTCTTGACCTTGCCCGCTACCTCACCGGCCTCTGATACCAATCCGAGGGCGGGATAAACGACAACGTCTGCATCATCATAAATAGCGGTTTTTGAGGCTTGCCGCTGGTACTCTGCAAAATCTAAAGCCATATTTACTTCCCTTCGTACTGATCAATAAGTTGGTTTAAATACCACTGAGCCTTTTTCAGATCTTGTAGAGCCTTGCCCTTGTAACGATAGCGGTGAAGGTACTTCTTGATATTTCCCTCAAGGTAGAACGGGTAACCGTCTCCAAGATTATCCTTGAGGTACGCGATCGCCTCAATCTCCCCAAAGTTATAGTGGGCGGGGCTATTAACTTCGTCGCTAGGGCCAATGGTTTTAAATGGTGGTGTGTGTGCCATCATACGGTTCTCCTTAGTGTCTGGTATGTGTAGGAAAAGGGATAACTATCCCCTCATGTTCTATGGGTTCTTCCGCCTCTTCAGCGGCCTCTAGGTTTGCACCAATCTTGGCTAGTTCTTCGATTTGGTTGGTCACCAAAAACATAATTCCTTGGCCAATGTAGCGAAGATTATCCATTGCTCTTTCGTCAATATCTGGAGAGAAATTCCAGCCTATCGACGCGCGTAGATCGGTGTCTTCCAGCATTTTCAAAGTAATTTGTACGGAATTATATGGAGCATTTTCTGTGTTATCTTCCGACATGCTACTTCCTCATTTCTTTTATTATCGACAATGATTTTTTGTTTGCCGGTTCTTTTACCCAATCTGTCGGAACAGATTTATCGGCGTACATAATCCCCAATTTTTCGCACACGTCGCAGTATCGGGTCTTTGCATTTTTACGAATTTTGGCGCGTGAGTTAGAGAAGACCATGCGAAGGTCCAAGTCTGGATATTGCTCTTTAAGGAGTTTGTGCTTCTTGCGACTGTCCAGATCCCACCGCCCCTTCGTCTCAATCACGATGCCGTTCTCTAAGACGAAGTCAGGAGTGTATCGGTGCTGGGATTCGGGAACTTGGTACGGTATTTTAAAGGGTTCGAATTCGGCAGAACATCCCACCGCTTTCAATTCTTTTTCAACACGCTGTTCCAAGCCCGAACGGTAACCCGCAGCAATAGCCCTACTGTTCAAGTTCCGCTTCATGCTGTAGGCCGGCCCACAACAGGAGTGTGATCCTGCCACACGTTGACCACAAACGCCTTGCGGTAACCTGAGTAAACCTTACTGACGCGGTGGTACTGAGAGGGGTCAAAAACCACTAAACGGTTAAATACAGGCTCTATGCGCTCTATACGATCGAAGTCATTACCGTTGGCGATTTCAAGATAACCACCTGTGAACTGACTAGGGTAGGGGTAGTACACGGCACCTATTTTAGGGCTTATAGTCTCTCCGCTTTGCTCGAAGAGGTGTTCATCCTTATCTTGGTGCCACTGCAATATGCCGCCACTTTCGGCAGTAATATTGTTGCCCCAATACTCGAAGCCCTTGGAAGCATACACGTTCGGAAGCGTAGCCCAAATTTTGTGTATTAGAAGGTGCCACAGCGAGGACGGCTTCTGATCCCACCAGCCCTTGTACCAACCGGTATCGTCAGGCAAAGTAGTCCAAGCATTCTCTTTAAGCATAGCATCTAAGAGTTCGGGGTCTCTGACAAATCCGTCAATTACTTTCATTCCGAATACTCCGTATACCAGTAGTGGCGCGGAGACTTTGCTTTGGACTGAGCCTGTGGTTTATACTTTAGGTCTTTCCAGCAAGAGTGCTTAAAATCACAGAACGAGCATTGTGTACCGAGGCGTTTGTTTCCGGTCGGTTTGCGATTGAAGTATTCATCAACAGGCTCAAAACAACGCTCAAACGGTGCATCTGATTCAATCTTCTCAATTCGATCTTTGATGCCGTCGTGGATTTCATCAAGGGCTTGCTGCGAAGGTGCAGCCTCTACGAACGTCACTTCGCCAGACGACTTGTCTGCGACGACCCATCCGCCCATGTCCTTACCCTGTCCCTCAGAGTATCCGTACAATTGACCTATGTAGCCGAAACTATCTTCCTCGGCCAATGCTTGGTAACCCTTTGCCCACTTGTTCTTGTAGGCCCATGGTGACGCTGATTTAATGTCCCAAACCGCACCGTCAAAATCAATGTCGGATTCCCCACGAATTGTGGTGCCACCGATATCCCAAGACACTTTATCTTTTCCGCCGGTTATATTCGCGCCAGTAATTCTAAGAAGTGCCGTGATGTATATCTCAACGGCATCACCTATCATCATTCGAACAATGTGATTTGCTGGCAGGCGGGCGCGTTCTGCACCGGCTTTTTCCATTTGTAACTGACAGAGCGGTCGTCCGATATTAGACATCCGCATCCGAAACTTGTCTCGCCCGCGGCCTAATTGCCGAGTAAGACCCTCTTCGAATTCCTGTGTTGCCTTCGCAATTATTTCTTTAAGTTTTTCGTCTGAAACGTCTAGGCCTTCGCCGTTTGACGCCTTTTCCATAGTCAACTGCATTTGTGCAGGAAGTATAGACATAGTCATATCGTCCCCCTAAGAGGTTAAAAAAGGGGCCGAAGCCCCTCTAAGTTAAATTTTTAGGGTTTAGGCGAAGTCTGCTTCTAACTCTGCATCCTCTGGAAGGATGGTAGCAACGGCATCAAGAGCATCCGATAAATCATCCGGCTGATTATGTGAGTGCCATGATGAAAGGATCTTAGAGTTTTCCTGCTTGACCATTTCCAAAAACGTTTTCAGAGTATCCACGACTTCTTGGGTCATTGCCGCCGGCGTTTTGAAGTCCAAAGCAAAATTTGTGATGTAAGCCATCCCATCTTTTTTATTGGATAAATCAACCCAAGTATTGTGGAATTGACTTCCTTTCAAAACATCTACTACTTGACGATCGAAGCCCATGTAGTTCATTCCCTTGTGGAACAATTGAAAGGGTTCGTTCTCGACGGTCACTTCTTTTCCGTCCGCAGTTTCACCTGTATATGAAACTATACCTTTCAAGATCCGAGTGGCCTTAACGTGGCTGTAGTGTTTCTTATCCTCGGCATCCAAATTCTTCCACACGCTGGGATCAGGACGCCCGCAACGCACACCACCAAGCATATCTTTCGGCTCGGTAACCTTGCGAAGATCATCCATGACCTCAGTCTTATTAATGGTGTTGTAAGGTGGCTCTGTGTTGCTCACGCGGTATTGGAAGTGTTGGCACAGAACACGCACCTTGACACTTTTTGCATAAACCGGATCGACCTGATTTCCTAAATAGAATGATCCACGGTGTTTATTAACGTCACGGCCCTGTTTATCATCAGGCTTATATTGTGTGTTAAGGAACGCGACCTTGATTTGGTCGTCTGCTACTGTTCCGAGTTGTTGGAGAAGTTGGTTTACTTCGGCTTGGTTTACGGTAGTTAGTTCACTGCTCATATATTTGAGTCCTCTTATTAGTGGTTCTTCAGAATACCATTACTAGTGTACATTAGTCAATGGAATATCCTCTTGCTCCATCCAATTTTTGCCTTCGGATCCTTCTATATCTAAGGGCAATGAAAACGAGTAATTCCACCGCTCTTTTGCTTCCTCAACAACGCCCACCATAGCCCACTTCAAGGCGTCTTGGACCTGTAATCGTTCCTCTGGGTGGACGTCGCAGCAAATTGAATCGTGAACAGTAAGAGTGAGTTTAGATTTTAAACCTAGTTCTTTAAACTTACGAAGGGCGCGTATACAGGCGAGGGGTACGAGGCATCCTGTGGCCCAACCCTGAACCGGATAGTTCACAATGTTAGTTGCGTTCGATACTCTGCCGCCGCCTATTCTGCGCACGTTGTGGAACTTATATTCTCGCCCCGAAGGAACACGAACTATACCATCGCCTAATACACCGGTGAATAGTTCTTGATGCCAATCAGAAAGCCCACGATACAAAACAAAATATTCATCAAAATATCTGCGTATGTGTGGTTTCTCATTTGCCCCACGGCCCCCATAAAGGGGCGCAAATGTGTAAGCCTTTGAATTCTGGCGTTTTTCTTTGGATATATCAGACTCGGGTTCTTGGTAAATGATACTAGCAGTTTGCTTGTGTACATCTTTTCCCGTCACCACGTCTTCGATAATTTGAGAATCTTGACTGAGTTCTCCTGCAACCCTAAATTCCAATCCTGAGTAGTCGTATTCGGTCCACAACCCGTTTTCAAATC